AACGAACAAAGAATCCCAGCACCAACAAGAACTTACAACTAAAGATCGTGCAGATCAGATTGTTGATATGCTGATCAAACAGGCACATGAAAGATTACAATCACCGGATCCGCTATCAGCTAGTGAGATGAAAGTGTGTTTAGATATCTGTAAAACTTATTCATCCGGTATTATGGCCGATCCTAATTTAGATCTCTTAAAAGATCTTCCATTTGAAAATGATGGAACTTAAATATCCTGGGTTACTTCGGTATCACCCATGTCGATTAAAAGCGATTACGAGGCTCTGAGATGGCAAATAAAATGAAAGTACCGGTCAAATTAAGGATCTTTAAGAATTTTCTATATTTAGCCTGGAAACATTTACAATTACCGGATCCTACTCCAATGCAATATGAGATTGCAGATTATTTACAGTATGGATCTAAAAGAATTTGCATCCAGGCATTTCGTGGTGCCGGTAAATCTTGGATCACTTCAGCCTTTACAGTTTGGAATTGGTTAATGGATTGTGATCGTAATATCCTGGTAGTATCTGCTAGTAAAACTAGAGCAGATGATTTCAGTACATTTACACAAAGACTAATCCAGGAACTACCGATCTGTGAACATTTGCAACCTAATGAAAATCAAAGACAATCTAAAGTCTCTTTTGATGTAGGTGGAGCAAAAGCATCTCATGCACCCTCATGTAAATCTATGGGGATTACTTCGCAGCTAACAGGTTCAAGAGCTGATCTTATTATTGCTGATGATGTTGAATCAGCTAACAACTCACAAACACAACTGATGAGAGATCGGTTAAGTGAAACTGTAAAAGAATTTGATTCGATCATTAAACCTGAAGTAGGTAGGATCGTATTCCTGGGAACACCACAAACTGAAATGTCTATTTATAACTCATTAGAAGAGAGAGGATTTAAGACACAGATATGGCCTTCTAGGTATCCTGAAGAAAAAGCTAAGATCAATTATGGTATTAAATTAGCAAAGTCACTGATCAGTAATGATCATGATCTTGTTCCTGGGGATCCTGTAGATCCTAAGAGATTTAATACTGAAGATCTAATGGAAAGAGAGGCCTCATATGGCCGATCAGGATTTGCATTACAATTTATGCTGGATACAACTTTATCAGATGTTGATATGTATCCATTAAAACTAAATGATCTAATGATCATGTCAGGGATTGATTCCTGGGAAGAGGCTCCAGGGAAAGTACAATGGGCTAGTGGTATTGATCAGATCAAAGCATTAGATCCTGAACTACCTAATGTAGGCCTTAAAGGTGATTACTATGTAGCACCAATGCATTTCAGTAGTGAATACTATCCATTTGAGGGATCTGTTATGGCTATAGATCCGGCTGGTAGAGGTAAGGATAAGACTGCATATGCAATCGTAAAGATGCTCAATGGGATCTTGTATCTTACTGATCTAGGATCTTTTGATGGCGGCTATGATGAAAAGACACTAACAGATCTAGCACTGGCTGCTAAATCCCAGGATGTCAAAGAGATAGTCGTAGAGAGTAACTTTGGTGATGGAATGTTTAATAGGCTATTAGAGCCTATATTAAGCAGATTATACCCTGTTACATTATCTGAGGTAAGATCATCAGTCCAAAAAGAAAAGCGGATAATAGACACTCTAGAGCCTGTTATGAACCAACACAGATTGGTAGTGAACCAGGAACTCATTTATAGAGATTTTGATCTTGAAAGGGATCACCAATTATTTTATCAAATGTCCAGGCTAACTAAGGTTAAAGGATGCCTAAGACATGATGATCAAATAGATGTATTAGCAATGGCTGTTCAAATATGGAATGAGGCCATAGGGAGAGATGTTGATAAGGCATTGGACACTGCTAAAGAAGAGAGACTAAAAGAAGAACTAGATAATTTTATGGATCATACGATTGGTCGTAAGGTTAAAAATAACTGGATTAACTAATTCCTTCTATCAAAATATTAGAGCCTTGAACCTATAAATTTAATAGGTACCTGTTTAGGTAGCAAGGGTGGATGAGATAGAAGTCATAACTCTTAGTGTAACTATAGGTAACTATAGGTAACTGAGAGATAACCATGGGTGTATCTTAGATATCTTTACTCCACCTAGTCACTCTCTGAGTATCTATGGTACACCTAGATCTTATGGCACAATATGATAACTACACTAATACTACTTACATGTCTTATAGCATTAGCTATAAACTATAGACCTGATCTACTACACAAGATAAGAACTACTTATCTTAGACCTGAGATCAGTATATTTGAGTTAATCATTCTAGTGATCATAGGTTTACTATTGGCGGCCTGGTAATGAGACAAAAATCTAATGCCAAGTTTCCAGGAAGTGTGACTTTAGGTTTCACTAAGATCCAACTGATCCTGGTGGATTCTGAGATCACTAAAGAGATCGGTGAGCAGCAAGGATGTTACATTGGATCTGTACCTTACAAGATCTATCTAGATCAAGAGATCATTAATACCGGTGGTGTTGATGCAGCTAATCTAGTGATCCATGAGATCTTACATCACTTGTATTCTATATCTGAATGTGATGATAAGACTTCTGAAGAGATCTTAGTTAATACCCTGGCCAATGGAGTTACTGAGTTGATCTACAGATCTGAACTATCAGACTGGTTAAAACAACAACCTAATATTTCATAAAAAAATGTGAAAGGGTAACTATCGTACAGTCCACGCAGATTCCCCATATCGATCGATCCAGGGGGTGGGGGGTGCATTGATCGGTCACTGGCCGGTGACAATAAATGTCTAAAGGCCAATGTTTCTGCGGTGTGTAGAGGGATATCATATCACTTGATCAGGATCATAAAACATTATACGAACCTTTTTGGGATTTTTTAAATAAATCGGCCAGTCTTTCTACCGGGGCGTTTCTGTTTTTTTCGAGTTATATCAATCACTTAGTAATTAAGTACATGTAATGACACACAAAGCGTTTTCAATAGTGGAGTAGTTACATATGAGTAAAGTACTAACAATCAATAAAACAAACAAATACTATGATCAGTGGATCGTAGATAACACTTATGGTGATCCTAAAGTAACCAAGATAGATCGCTATGGTGATCCAATAGATCTTATAGTTAAACCGCAGCAACTGGAACTTAACCTGGTATCGATCTGCAAGGTGATCTTTAAACCTAACGATCAGAAACTATTTGAGATCTCAGGGATCAATTCAGATGAGGCCATTGGTAATGCCAGGCATACAGTATGTGATCTTATAACAGACTGGAAGTCACTGGATGAACATACCAGGAACATGTCCGATCCTTACATGAAACATTTGATGTCTATGCTGGATTGTCATGATGCTATTTCTTATGAGGTGATCTGATGGATCCATTACAAACAATAAGACATAAGATCGCTAACAATTTAAGGAAGATCAGGACTGAGAAGAACAGGGAAGAACTCAAAGAACTAAAAAGACAGGCACAAACATGGATAGATCAGAATGAAAGAAAGACAAGATAGAATAGATTTTAATAGTGTATTTGATCTAGAAAATGATCGTAAACAGATGGTCTCTTTCCTGGAAGATGAATGTACTTATGATGAATTAGTGATCATGAGAAAACACTATGAAAAACTAATAGATCACAGGATCTTGAAATTAGAATCTTCATTGTGGTTGATTCTATTGTGGAGAGAGATCTATAAAAGAGAATCTAAGATCATGGATGCTAAAAGATCCGAAGATCAAGAATAACAATATCCTCATAATGGCTGGTAGATACTACTTAACTCCACATTTCAAGTGGTATTTATCGGTTTATTTTTACATGAGTGTAATGTTTTTTGGTATTTTGGTGTTTACACATGAAACACCGACTGCTAGAATACCTGTAGACAGTGTAATTAATACACTGTCGTAACACACAGGAGTAACAGTATGAAAAAGATTAACTTAAAACAATTAGGCCAAATTAGATTAGTAACAGTAAATAAAGGTGATAAAGCAATCAAAGCGATCTGTAAATTTTTAGGATTAAATGATAATGGTTATCCAATATGGAATATCAAAGTTAATGATCCTGATTATGCTACAAACTTTGATCATGCATTTCCTTCATTTATTATTTCACATAAACATTTCAGAAGATCTATTAGAGTTAATTTCAGATTAGCAATGGATCATGAATTGAGGAATATCTTATAAATGAATTATGGATCCGAATCTTTTATATTATTTATGTCGGATCTATGAGCTACCTGGATCATAAGTTTTTTAAAAGATCCGCCATGATCCAGGTAGTAAATAAACAACTAACCAAAAAGTAAAATGAAGGGGTACATCAAAGATGAAAAACAACAACAATAATAATAATAATAATAATAATAATAATAATAACTATAACTATAACAGTAGATCGGTATTGAAAAATACAATAGATCATTTAACTGGTGTACTCGAATTGATTGAAATGAGAGATACATTACAGGCGAGGGTAGATACATACACTGTAGAAAACACCGCATACAATTTATTGGATCATAGAACTGATATAGAAATACTCAGATATCTGAATAATAGAATTCAAGATAAAAAAAGAATTAAAACGAATTATCAATATGCCTAGCAGTCGGATTGATAGTGCAATGAAAGTTGCAGCAATAAGTAGGCTGAGATCTTATAGATCTTATAGCGACTGTAAAAACAATGTAAATATTATATTGTGTAATCTTGTGTGTAAGGTTATGGATCATTTGAATGGCTTGATTCATAACCGCAAGATTATATCTGCGTTAGGACTGCACCACAATAAAACATTTACATTTACAAAATATCTCTAATAGGTGTAACATATACACCAATCAATGAGATGGAGTAATATAAAATGTGTCTAGTAACGACAAGACTAAGGGAGAACTGTAGTAAAGCATTTCAGTTTATAGATAAGTTTAGATCTCTTAACAATGAGATCCAAGCTCAAACCATACAAACACTTCTGTATGTTGGAATGTCACCTGATCGTGATGTACCAATGCAAGACATGGGAAAAGCATTAGGCCTTAGTCAGGCCAGTGTTAGCAGAAATGTATCATTTTATTCTAAGATCAATAGACATAGATCTAAAGGTCAAGGCCTTTTAGGATCCAGGGAAGATCCAAAAGAGAGAAGAAGAAAAGTGGTTTATCTAACAAATAAGGGTGCAATGTTTATGAGTGATCTAAACGACATTGTAAAATAAATGAAACCGGATCAGGAACTGGCATATGCCTAGAGTGGGATTCGAACCCACAACCTCTTACGAGGGCAAGATTTTAAGTCTTGTGTGTATACCGGTTCCACCATCCAGGCATAGGAGTAATATGATATGTCAATAAGAGAAAGAAATAAAGGTTATCAGATAGATATTAGCCACCAGGGAAAGAGACATAGGTTTAATATTAAAGGTGATAAATCTGATGCACTGATCGCAGAGCAGCAGATCCACCAGGGATTAAAGATCGGTAAATCATTTAATCAACTGATCTCAATCATTGATGCACAAAGAACACAAATCACAGTAGGATCTATATTTTCTAAGATCAAGAAAAACATTAACAGTATGAGAGAGATACAAAAAGCATCCAATGTGTTATTGGATCTTGGCCAGGATCTTAAAATTACTGATTTAGATGAAGATCTTGTAGATCAAATGATCGAACTTTGGAGATCTAGAGGTAACACTGATTCTACGATCAACAGAAAACAAGCAGTGATCAGTAAGATCTGTTCGTATGCATTGAAGAAGGGTTATATAAAAGAAAAACCTGAGATTAATTGGTTCAAAGAAGGATCAGGTAATTATAGATTCTTAAAAGAAGAAGAACAGGAACTTATGTGTAATATTCTAAGATCAGGTAATCATCATAGTATGGTAGATCTGATTACTGTTGCATGTGATACAGGTTTTAGGTATTCAGAACTTTTAAGGATCAATCTTAATCGTGATCTTGATGGTGATAGATTAACTTGTCAGGCCACTAAAAATGACACAGTAAGAACTATTCCATTAACCAAACGATCTATGGAAATTTTAGTTAAGAGAGGCAATTTACCATTTAATAATATTACTGAAAGGTATAAGAGAGATTCCTGGGATTATGCCAGGATCAAAATGGGATATGCTGATGATCCGCAATTCACTTTTCATTGCACTAGACATACATGTGCAAGTAGATTAGTGCAACGAGGGATCAATATACAAGTAGTGCAAAAATGGTTAGGTCATAAAACAATTAATATGACTTTACGATATGCACATTTAGATGATCGGAATTTTATTCAAGGTAGGAATGTACTTGAAAATATAAGTGGTGACATAAAGAGTGACAATTATGTATCAAGTAGGTAATATCGTAAGAATAAAATGAGAGAATTAGTAGGTTATTATGTGTGCGGTAGACTTAAAATCACACATATAGACTAATACACTGTAGCAAGACTAGTCGCTACTCATAATAACCCTACTATACAAACCAACAATACACTGGTGTACAAGATCCAGTGGGAGTATAGAAATGGTGACAACTAAAGGTGACATTCAGGAACTTTTCCAACAAGAACTTAAACTAGAAGAGAGAATGATCCATAAAGGATCAGACAGATACTATACCAAAACTCAGAAATCCAAGGGATCAGGAAATGAAAGTCTAACGATCTATGGGAAGAAACTATTAAAAAGTAGTATTGATAATTTTGAACAGGCTATCAATATTGAACTCGGCCTTAATGGATCTACATCAGGTGCAACATCAATAGCTAAAAAGTTGGTTGAAGGCATAGATTCCAGGACACTTGCAGTGATCGCTACAAAAAGAATTATAGATGGCATTTCATTTAGAAAGAAAAGAACAGGATTTGCTATACAGTTGGCCAGTAAGATCGAAGATGAGGCTTATTTTAAATCATACGAAGAGTACAATAAAAAACTATTCAAAACTGTAGAAAAAGATCTTAATAAAAGATCAAGCAATTATGAATACAGAAGATTCAAACAATTAAAACAATCACAACGATCAGGGTTCGAGTGGAAACATTGGACAGTCACAGAAAAATGCCATGTTGGTAGCACATTGTTAGATCTGTTTATTACATCTACCAATTTTTGTAGATTAGAGTTAGTGATCACCAGGAAAGGAAAAGTAAAAAGATCAGAATATTATATATGTCCAACTGAAAAAGTGTTGGACTGGATCAAGAAATGTAATGACTTTAATGAATATTTAGATCCTGAATATCTACCCACAGTGATCATACCAAAGAAGTGGGAACCTGGAATGTCACAGGGTGGTGGATATATACATGATAAGATCAGGCCAGTTATGTTAGTGACAGGACATAACATTACATCACATAGAAATTATTTAAAAGAAGTTGAACTTGCTGATATGCCTGGTGTGATAGATGGTATCAATGCAGTACAAAGTACAATGTATAAAATTAATAAAGATATTTTATATGTAGCTGAGACTATTTATGATGATGATAAATTTAATCAGGGATCTCCAATAGTTACAAAAGCACATATGGATTTACCAAACAAACCTCATGATATAAATACAAATCCAAAAGCATTAAGCAAATGGAAATCAGAGGCTACGATCATTCACACACTTAATGCAAAACTTAAATCAAAAAGATTACAAACATCTAAGATCTTACATGTAGCAAGGGAGTATATGGACTTTGATCAAATAGGATTTCCCTGTAACTTGGATTTCAGATCCAGGTTGTATTATGTACCGGCATTTTTGAATCCCCAGGGTAATGATCTTGCTAAATCATTATTGAAATTTTCTAAAAAGAAACCAATAGGTGCAAATGGTTTTAAATGGTTATGCATACATATGGCTAATTGTTATGGATACGATAAAGTCAGCCTGGATGACAGGATCAAGTGGGTTGAAGATAATCATACTATGATCATGAGTTGCAGCCAAGATCCGCATCAGGATAGATCTTGGATTCATGCTGATAAACCATTTCAGTTTTTGGCCGCATGTTTTGAATACGATAAAGTCAAACAACATGGCCTGGAATATGAATCTAATTTACCGATACATGTAGATGGATCTTGTAATGGCCTTCAGCACTTTAGTGCAATGCTGAGAGATGATCATGGTGGTATTGCAACTAACCTTACAGATACACAAACACCGGAAGATATCTATCAAATCGTATGCGATAAAGTTATAGAAAAATTAAAAGAAAGTAATGATCTAATAGCACAACAATGGTTAGAATTTGGAATTGATCGTAAGGCCACAAAGAGATCAGTCATGGTATTACCATATGGTGGTACTAGATTCTCATCAGTAGAATTTATTGATGAATATTTATCAGATCGTGTAGCTAAAGGTGAACACATGCCTTTCGATAATCGTGGTGAGGCCTGTAAATATTTAGGTTATCTGATCTATGATTCTATAGGTGATACTGTAAGTAAAGCTAGAGAGGCCATGTCTTGGTTACAGGAAATTGCAAAACTAATAGCTAAACTTAATGCACCAGTAGAATGGGAAACACCATTAGGCTTTCCGATCAGACAAGCATATTACGATACAACTGATCTTGTTGTTAGAACTAAAATGATGGGAAGAATAAGAGTTAGATCTACAACAGATAAGATCAATAAAAGAAAACAAGCAAATGGTATTAGTGCAAATTTAATACATAGCCTGGATGCTACATGTTTATATTTATGTATAGATCATGCAAGATCCAAAGGTGTTACGAGTTTTGCAATGGTACATGATAGTTATGGAACTCATGCATGTGATGTAGATGCAATGGGTGAATCTGCGAGAGCAGCATTTTTAGAATTATATGGTAGCAATGATCCATTAGAAATGTTGAGAGATCAACTGATCAAATTGTTACCTGAAAAAGAACACACCAAGATACCACCATTACCTGAGAAGGGAAACTTGAACCTGGAAGAAATAAGAAAAGCTAAATACTTTTTCTGTTAATTTTTTTTTGTTCAACTATCCACTTATGTAATGCTAATAACAACAATGGAGCAATGCCAATGGCAAAATATAGAAGAGAGACTACACCTGAAGGAGTAGCATATTATCCCTGGTTATCAAAACCTGATGTCAAATTTCAATCTGATAAAGGTGGTAATTATAGTTGTAATGTTTTTGTAGATACTGAAGATGCAAAACCATTAGCAAAAATAATAGATAAAACAATTAGTGAATATCAAACATTAATTGAAAATACAGAAGGTAAAAAATTATCATTGAATGATAAACCTTATGTAGCACATGGTGATCCCAAAGATAAAAATAAAATAATACCGCAAGGTAAAGTTATGTTTAAGATCAAACAATATGGATTGTTAGGTGGTAAACCTTTCAGACCAATAGTTGTAGATGCTAAAGGTAAACCAATGCTAGATAACAATGGAGATAACATAACAGTATTTGGCGGATCTAAAGTTAAAGTAGCATTTGATTTATTTACATACAATGTAGGTGGGAATATAGGTGTCTCACTCAAACTTGTAGGTGTCCAAGTAATTGAACTCCAAGATTCTGCTGAACCTGATATTAGTAAATTAGGTTTTAAAGAAGAGAAAGGTTATGAACATAGCCAAGAAGATCTAACTTTTGCAGCAGAGGAAAAATCAAGTGAGCAAAAAGAAAAAACAGACAACGACTTCTTATAAGTTTAGATCAGGACTAGAGGAACATGTAGCTGATCAACTGGATCAGCTAGGTGTTTCATTTGAATATGAGACATTAATAATTAAATTTATTAGGCCTTCTAAAACACACAGATATTATCCTGATTTCATTCTACCTAATGGAATTATCATAGAGGCAAAAGGTAGATTCTGTACTAAGGATAGACAAAAAATGATATTAGTTAAAACACAAAATCCAGAGTTAGATATACGTTTTGTATTTTCCAACCCTAACCAACGCATTTCAAAAATAAGTAAAACCACTTATGCCAAGTGGTGTGATTCAAAAGGATTTAAATATGCAAAACAAACAATACCAACGACATGGCTTAAAGAAAAAAGTAGGCCTAAAGAAAAGATTAAAAACTAAAACGATACAGATTGATTCTAGTAATACACCTGATCATTTGGATGTAACAGTCCAACAGATCCATGCACAGAATAGTCATAAAGGAATACTAGGACACAAAGATCATTTCATTATTACTCTAGATGGGAAAGTTAATCCTGGTAGATCAGAAGATGCTATTGGTTTTAATACTGATCAAACAACACTATCAGTTTTAGTTATTGGTAAAGATAATTTTTCAACTTTACAAAGTGCTGCATTAAAAAAATTAATTGTAAAACTCAAAGATAAATATGGGATGTCATTAACAATAAAAAATAATACAAACATAGAAAAAATATGAACCAGGAAGATAGCACATTTGTTACTCATGAATCATGTCCGAGCTGCGGATCCAAAGATAATTTGGCCAGGTATTCAGATGGACATGCATATTGTTTCGGATGTGGATACAGGGAGAAGGGAGAAGGTGATATGAAATCAGTTGATGATAATGAAGTTTATCAAACAAATGAACAGATTGATGATCTAGAATATAAAGCAATAAAATCTAGATCACTTACATTAGAAACTTGTAAAAAATATGGATACAAAATTGGATCATTTAAAGGTGAGTTAGTACATGTAGCTACTTATGATAAAGGCACATGCAAATTAAGATTTAAAGATAAAAGATTTTCATGGATTGGTGATTCTAAATCTGTTGGTTTATATGGTGAGCATTTATATAGATCTAAAGGAAAAAGAATTACGATCACTGAAGGTGAGATAGATTGTTTATCAATCTCCCAGGTATATGGTAATAAGTGGCCAGTAGTATCATTAAAAAATGGTGCCAATGCAGCAGTCAGAGATATTTCTAGATCATTAGAATTTCTATCAGGATTTGAGGAAGTAGTAATTTGTTTTGATCAAGATGATCCAGGACTAAAAGCTGCAAGATCAGTAGCAGAATTGTTTGAGCCTGGTAAAGCAATGATTACTAGACTACCAATGAAAGATGCTAACGAAATGTTAGTAGCTAATAAGACTAAAGAATTATTAGACTGTTTATGGGATGCAAAGATCTATAGACCGGATGGTATTGTAGATGCATATGATCTACTGGATGATGTTTGTAATAAACCAAAAGTAGATTCTATATCTTATCCATTCAAATCTATAAATATTCTTACTCATGGATTAAGGAAGGGTGAACTTCTTACAGTCACTGCTGGAACTGGAATAGGCAAGTCTCAGTTTTGCAGAGAGTTAGCATATCATTTAATTAAAGAAAATAAAAAGATAGGCTACATTGCACTCGAAGAAAATTTAAGAAAGACTGCGGAAGGTTTAGTTAGCCTGGATATGAATACACCATTACATATTGCTGCTGAAATAGATAAGAAAAAAGTTGCACAATCATTTGATAAATTATTTAAGAATAACAATGTACTTTTTTATAATCACTTTGGATCCCTGGAATATAATAATTTAATTTCTAAAGTTAGATACTTAATCAAAGCAATGGGATGTGAATATATTGTATTAGATCATATCTCAATCGTAGTATCAGGCCTGAAAGATGGTGATGAAAGAAGATCTATAGATAACGCAATGACAGGATTAAGATCCTTAGTCGAAGAGACAGGTGCTGGATTAATCTTAGTAAGTCATTTAAAAAGACCGGCCAATGAACGAGGCCATGAGGAAGGTGCATCAACATCTCTATCACAACTTAGAGGATCAGCCGGTATCGCACAGTTATCAGATATGGTTATAGGCCTGGAACGAAATCAACAATCAACAGATAAAAATAATCAAACAACAGTAAGAGTATTAAAAAATAGGTTTAGTGGAGAAACTGGAGTGGCTTGTCAATTAAAATACAACAGTACCACCGGTAGATTAACTGAGTTATTCAATGAATTATGATAAAGAATTTAAAACATATGAAGATTACATTAGATATTTATGCAGAGGTGCGATTACACAAATCGAAGTACATGGAAAAAAAATGGTAACAATATCAGTTAGAGATGAAACAGAAATGGAAGAAGTATCATTAAGATTATGGACTATATATGAAGATAGAGATGATGTTGATATTTTCTTTGAAATAAAAAATACACATTGAGGGAGTAATGAAATATATATTAGATTTAGAGTGCGATAATTTATTAGATAAAGTTACAAAGATTCATTGCATAGTTATGAAGGATATAGAAACTAATAAAATCTATACTGATCTTGATGAGTGTTTGAATCTTTATCAAAAAGCAGAACTTATAATAGGCCACAATGTTATGGCCTTCGATTGTAAAGTTATAGAAAAAATAACAAACATAAAATCACAGGCTGAATTATTTGATACATTAATTTCTGCAAGATTAATATGGTCGCATATTAAAGAATATGATTATAAAAATGTCCATACAGGATATCCACAAAAATTAGTAGGTCGCCAAAGTTTAGAGGCCTGGGGCCATAGATTAAAATTAAATAAAGGTACACCGCCTGATAAATGGGATGTCTTTACACAAGAAATGTTAGAGTATTGCATCTTGGATGTAGAAGTTACTCATGTTTTATATAAAAAGATTTTAGAAAAAAATTATTCTAAAGAGGCATTAGATCTTGAACACAAAGTACAAGATGCCTGTGTCAGTATGATGACAAGTGGAATTGAATTTAATACTGCTAAAGGTAGAGAACTTTATAGTGAATTATCTGATGAACGATCCAAATTAGAAAAACAGTTATCAGAGTATTTTCCACCCTGGGAAGAAACAGAGGAATTTTTACCTAAAGTAAATAATAAATCTAGAGGTTATGTTAAAGGCCAACTATTTATAAAAAGAAAAACTGTAGATTTCAATCCTAATTCTAGAGATCACATAGCAATGAGATTAAAAGCACAACGAGGATGGGTACCTACAGAATTTACACCTGATGGTAGGGCCAAAGTAGATGATAGTATTTTAGCTGGATTAGAATGGAGTGAGGCTAAGTTTCTAGCTAGGATGTTTATGATTCAAAAAAGACTAGGCCAACTAGCAGAAGGAAATAATGCTTGGTTAAAATTAGAAAACAAAGGAAGGATCTACAGTACGATCAATACAAATGGTGCGGTGACAGGTCGTGCAACACATGCCAACCCAAACCTGGCACAAGTTGTAGGTGTTCATGCAGAGTATGGTGATAAATGCAGAGAACTTTTTAAAGCAAAAGAAGGTTGTCTTTTAGTTGGTGCCGATATGTCACAACTTGAACTCAGAATGTTAGGACACTACATGCATCCATATGATGATGGGGAGTATGCTAATGATGTTATTAATGGAGATATCCACACCAGGACATTACAAGCATTAGAACTTAAAGCAAACCAAAGACCACTAGCAAAGAAATTTATTTATACATTTCTATATGGTGGTGGTGCTAAAAGAATTGGTGAAACTATGGGTAAGACACCAGCAGAAGGTAAGCAATTAAGAGATATGTTTTTAAAAAAGATACCAGCATTAAATATGCTAATTAAAGATGTTCAATCAGCAGCAGAAACTAATGGTGATATTAAAGCATTGGATGGTAGAAGAGTATTTGTTAGGTCTACACATGCAGCATTAAACTGTTTATTACAATCAAGCGGTGCAATCGTATCTAAATATTGGATAGATAATTTAAGACAATATTTATCTGATGATATAAAACTTGTTGGATGGATTCATGATGAAGTAATACTAGAAGTTAAAGAAGATATAGCAGAACAAGCAAAGAAAATAGTTATCCAGGCCATAGAGGATATAACAGATCGTATAGGACTGAGAGTACAATTAACCGGAGATAGTCGCATTGGAAAAAATTGGAAAGAGATCCATTAAGAATATAGGTAGAAGTTTTATAACACTACCATTATCAGGAAGAATCTTAAAAAAAGGATATAAGTATAGGGGATTATTTTTTGTTGGCATTGTTCGTAATAAAAATAATCCAAAAGAAAAATGGTGTACTCCGGATGCTTGGTTCCATTTAAATATAAGAGAGGCTAGAAGAGCAGCACTAAAAAGAGCATTAAAAAAAGGAATTGAATTTAATTTATCTGTAGATTATTTGAAATTTATATTTCCTGATGATTCATTATGTCCAATATTTAATTGTGAAATGACTTTCTGTAATACAGACAAATCTAATTCAGCAAGTTTAGATCGCAAAGATTCTGATCTAGGATATCTAGAAGGTAATGTCCAATGGATATGCACAAAAGCAAACATTTTAAAAAACAATGCACACCCTTATGAGCTATTAAGGTTAGCAAATTACACAGTAAAACAATTAAAGGAAATACAAAATGGCAAAAAGTAAATTATTAATAGATGGAGATATTATCGCCTATCAAATTGCAAGTCAGATAGAAGAACCAGTACACTGGGGTGGAGATCAATGGACACTACATAGTGATTTTAAAACTGCAAAAGCTATGTTTGAAGATTATTTATTAACATTAAAAGAGAATTTATATTTATCAGATACATTAATATTTCTTAGTGATCGTGAACAAAACTTTAGAAAAACATTATCAGAAGATTATAAAGGTAATAGAATAGGCAAAAGAAAACCTGTTTGTTTATATCAAATGTTTAAATGGTTGAAATCAGAACACAATGCAATAGTAGAACCTAGGTTAGAGGCTGATGATTTATTAGGTATATATTCTACTAATCCTGAATATAAGAATAGTATTGTAGTGTCATTAGATAAAGATTTAAAAACTATACCAGGAAAACTATCACCTGATGGATCCAATATCTATAAGATAACTAAACCACAGGCCATTTATAATCATGCAATACAAATACTAACTGGAGATTCTACTGATAATTATCCTGGGTGTAAGGGAATTGGGCCTAAAACTGCTATAAAATTATTACAACCAGCAGAAGGTTCTAAAACAATAAATCCATATTGGGATATTATATTGAACTCCTATACTAAGGCCGGTTACACAGAACAAGATGCAATTACACAAGCAAGAATAAGTTACATATTACAGTGGAGAGATTATGACTTCGAGAGTAAAAAAATTAGAGCCTGGAAACCAGGATCCAATTAATCCATCACATTACAATACAGGTGACATTGAATGTATATATGCAATTAAAGCATCAATGTGTCATGAAAAATTCTGTGGGTATCTTAAAGGATCTATACAAAAATACATATGGAGATACGAAAAGAAACATGCAGATCCTACAGAGTGCCTTAATAAAGCTAAATGGTATTTAGAATTTTTAATAGCTGAAGAAGAAGATCATGCTAGAAGTGCATGTTTAGATAATAAATCATGAGTATTTTAACTAAAAAGGAAACAGATCTACCTAATAGTACAGAGGATCTAATTAAATATTTAGATAAAACATATCCTACTAGGACACCACAACCAAGTGAAAGTCTTAGTGAGGTAATGTACCGATCAGGACAACGATCAGTCATTGATTTTTTAAAACAAAAACTAAACGATAACGAGGTATGAATATAAATGTGTAGATCAAGCAGACCAGCACCGCCACCGCCACCGCCACCACAACCGGTTCCAACAGTTGCAGCAGTATCTGAACAGATACCGGAACTAGATTTAGCTATTGAATCAGATAGCGATAAAGCACTAAAGAAAAAGAAAGCTAAACGAGCTGGTAAAAAATCATTGAGGTCTGATATTTCTATGACTGGAACATCCGACTTAAATATACCTAACTAAAGGACATTAAATGGCAGCAGAAAATATTAAAAAATTATATGCAAAACTAGAGACTAAGAAAGAGCAGTTTGTTGATCGTGGTCGAGAGTGTTCAGAGCTAACAATATCTTCATTGTTACCGCCTGAAGGATTCTCTAACTCATCTGATCTTTATACACCTTATCAATCAATCGGTGCAAGAGGTGTAAATAATCTAGCTAGTAAATTATTATTATTACTGTTGCCACCTAATGAACCATTCTTTAGATTGACTACAAGTAATAAGATCAAACAAGAATTAGAAGAAGATCAAGAATTACAAACAGAAGTAGAAAGATCCCTGGCTAAGATTGAAAGGGAAGTTATGAGATTTATAGAAGAATCAGCACTTAGAGTATCTTTGTTTGAAGGATTAAAACATCTACTAATTACTGGTAATGTATTAATATCACTACCTAAAAATAATCAGATGAAAATTTATAGCATCAATCAATATGTTGTAGATAGAGATGCTGATGGTAATTTAATGCAAATTATTATTAAAGAATCTATATCACCTAAATCTTTAGATCCTGAGATCAGAGAGCAATGTCAATTAGATGGTGAGAAAGATTCAGATGTTGATTTATATACAAGTATATCTAAAGAAGTTGATGGTAAATTCCATGTTTATCAATGTTGCAATGAAATAGTATTACCTTCAAGTATAGGTAAATATAAAGAAGAAGATCTACCATTCATGGCACTGAGAATGGTTAGAGTTGATACTGAAAGTTATGGCCGATCTTATGTAGAGGAATTTCTAGGCGATCTTAAATCATTAGAAGGTTTATCACAATCGCTATTAGAATCATCAGCCGCATCAGCTAAAATTGTATTCATGGTTAAACCAAATGCAGTAACTAAGAAACGAGATCTAGTTGAATCTGCAAATGGAGATATCATTGTTGGTCATAGAGATGATGTCACTACATTACAAGCTGAAAAACAATATGATCTCCAGGTAGTAGAAAGAGTTATTAATACTTTAACTGAAAGATTATCATTTGCATTTTTATTACAATCAGGTGTGATCAGAGATGCTGAAAGAGTAACCGCAGAAGAGATCAGAAAATTAGCTAACGAATTAGAATCATCACTGGGTGGTTTATATTCATTATTGTCACAAGAATTTCAAGTACCTTTAGTTAATCTATTAATGAAAAGATTAGGATCTAATGGATCCATTCCTAAATTACCTAAAGGTAGTATTAGTCCAGTGATCATAACTGGTGTTGCAGCATTAGGCCGAGGTAACGATCTAGCAAAACTTAGAGCATTTCTAGAAGATGTGGGTGCATTAGCACAGATTAATCCCCAGGCCACACAAATGTTAAACATTAATGATCTTATTATGAGGATCGCCACATCACATGGAATTGATACAGAAGGATTATTGATAGATCAAGAAACGATTGATGCACAAAATCAACAGGCACAACAAGATCAAATGGCACAACAAATTACACAGGGTGCAACTCCAGCAGTAGCATCCGGAATGGTTCAAGGGATCCAGGAAGGTACACTAGATCCAAATGCATTAGCACAAGGTATGCAAGGTATAGGAGAGCAATAGTAAATGGTAGAGCAAGTCGTAATCAATAAAGAAGAACCAGTAGATCCAGCAACACAGGAAACTACTGCTGAAACAACTACTGAAGAAGTAGTAGCTGAAGATCAACAAGCCGAGGCTGGTGAAAAGATCTTAGGTAAATTTGAAACACAAGCAGATTTAGAAAAAGCATATAAAGAATTAGAATCTAAAGTTGGCCAGGCCAAAGAAGATCCTAAACAAGATCAAGGCTTAGAAATTCAAGAGACTGCTGAAAAAGCAGTTGAGGCTGCTGGATTAGATATGGCACAACTTGAACAAGAATTTGCTGATAATGGAGAATTGGGAGAAGATTCATTAGCTAAATTAGAATCACAAGGCATATCAAAAGATATAGTTAATAATTATATTGATGGCCAACGAGCAGTAGCACTTCAAATAGAAACTGAAATAAAAGATATAGCCGGTGGTAAAGAAGGTTATGGAAATATGATTTCTTGGGCTAAAGAGAACCTTAGCCAAGAAGAGATATCTGCATATAACAGGGTTGTAAATAGTAGAGATCTTGATGCAACTAAAATGGCGGTTCAAGGATTGAAAGCTAGAATGGGTACTGATGCTGAACCTAATCTAGTTAGAGGTAAACCAGCATTATCACAAGAACAGTTTACATCAGTAGCACAGATAACTGCTGCAATGTCAGATCCAAGGTATGCCAAGGATCCAGCATTTAGACAGGAAGTACAGGCTAAGATCGAAAGATCAGATGTATTCTAATTATTACATTCCAACTTATTGGAAGTAGTAAGACCGGACAATAAACTAAAAAGAAATAACTTGATCTTCTGCGGAAGGTAATCTTGCTAAATATTTTTAGATAAAGTCGGTTGATTAATTTTAACCATTTTATTTAGGAGATAAAAACAATGGCAAACGCAAACCCAGCTAGTATTGGTCGAGTTAATGCTAGTGGATCCGAAGATGCTTTATTCCTTAAAGGTATTCGCTGGAGAAACTATCACTGCATTCGAGCAATCTAGTGTAACTGAAGGCCAGGAAATGGTCAGATCTATATCATCAGGTAAATCAGCAACTTTCCCAGTAATGGGTAGAACAACTGCTGCATACCACACACCTGGTGCAGAGATCAATGGAACAGATGTAAATCACAATGAGAAAGTTATTACTATTAACGATCTATTAATTTCAAGCGCATTTTTATCATCGCTGGAAGAGGCTAAGAATCATTGGGATGTTAGATCATCTTATTCTACTGAGATCGGTAGAGCCTTGGCTTTTCAAAAAGATAAACATGTACTACAAACAATCGGTCAAGCATCATTAGGATCCGCTAATGCAACTGGACTTGATGGTGGTACAACTTTAACCAACACTTCAATCGCATCTGCAACTGCGGCAACTGCTGCTAATGCAATGATTGATGAATTGTTCAATGCAGCTAGTGCATTAGATTCTCATTATGTACCTAAAGAAGGCCGAGTTGCTTTTATCAGGTTGGAAGAGTACTACAAACTAGCTAATGGAACTAATGCGGTTAATGTAGATTTCACACAAGGTAATGGTGGAATAGATAGCGGTAAAGTAATGAGTATCGCTGGTATTACACTTATACCTACACCTCACTTTGTTGCATCTAATGTAAACAGTGGTGTGGATCAAGGATCAGCTACACAAGGTGGATCTAACCCACAAGCGGTTAATCTATCAAACTATGTTTGTTTAGTATCACATCCTTCAGCAGTTGGAACTGTAAAACTTATGGATCTAGCAGTTGAATCTGATTACGATATTCGCAGACAAGGTACTTTAATGGTTGCTAAATATGCTATGGGGCATGGTGTATTAAGACCGGAAAGTGCAGTAGGCATTAAAGAGGCTTAATCACCTCTAACCCCGATAGTAGTCAGTAGTTACTCCCTGGCTACTATCACTTTTAACTTTAAGGAAATCTATGACAACACAAATTACACTTACTTCTGAATTACAAGCAATCAATACAATGTTATCTATTATTGGTGAGGCACCAGTTTCATCTATTACAGAAAATATAGGTAGTGATGTATCTATTGCAAAACAGATCTTAGATGAATCAGCAGTCGATATACAGTCTAAAGGTTGGAATTTTAATACTGAAGAATCTTACCCATTACCATTAGATTCAGATTCTAAAGTACCAGTACCTACAAATTGTGTATGGCTAACAACTAGGACTGGTGATAATACAAGTAAAGTAATTATTAGAAATGGATTTTTATACGATAAAGAAAATAGAACTTTTACATTCTCAGGATCACAAACAGTGGACATGATTATTCTTCTACCATTTGAAGAGTTACCACAATTTGCAAGAAGATATATTACCACTACTGCTGGAAGAAGATTCCAGGCTAGATATCTAG